ATCAATTTCTATAGGGTCGAAACCGCGTTCAGAGCCATATCCGACCACAAAATCAAAATCAGCACGCCGACAAGCTATCTTTTGGGGAAAGCCCGTCATAGAAGAGCTTTCAAGAATATAGACCAAGGGTTGCCCGTTCTCTGTCTGGCTATCCCCGTCTATTTCGTATAAAGTGCCTGTGTCTTTATCGGCAACAAGCCATTTATTAAAGGCCGCTATAGAGTAATCACTTCGCCAATTATCGCCTAACCCGCCATAATATGATTTTCTTTCATTCCATTGCTTTGTTTTAACATTAAATTCCCACGTGAATTTAGGGCTTGTAATGACAAACATAGGGTTGTCTTCAAACATATAGACAAAACAATGAATGTCTTCTTTTTGTTTTATAGACAGGATAGAGCGCGTAACATCTTCCGTTGAGATGATAGCAGTCTGGTAATCCTCAAGCGCTCTTACTGTACCGTCAGAGGCCACAAAAAACATTGAATGATCCCAGCCTTCAACGCTTGCACCTGCTACACACCAAGGGCCGTACACTCCCGTCTCCAGAACATAAACCCGCTGGAATGGGAAATCGATATTCCCGACATTCTGGTAAATTTCGATTGTCGATGATCCCATAGCATAGAAGAAGCGACGGCTGGCAACACCTCTTAACAACCCGTCAGGTGAAGTTTGTGCTTTGGTTGCGGATAATCCAGGGATTTCTGTCGAATTGACGTTGGAGGCCCTAATCGTTCCATCCGGATAGGTAAAACAAAAGAAAGCATCCAGAAAACAGACAGAATTAGGAACCCCTACATTTCCATCAGGGTATTGTTCGACACCTGAAGCTTTTACAACATATGTGTATTGAGAGTTTGTTGTGATAACAATATCGGTTTCAGCATTGTTATTTATGGAAATACAAACAGGCCCGTCACCTTCAATAGTTCCTGCACGCCAGTCTATATCTCCAGATCCGGGGTAAAACCCAACTTTATTTCCCGCGACAACCATCAGTTGCCTTGTATTTTCAAACCAGTAAAACCCTCTTATCTTGCCAATATCCTGAGAAAGATAACGGAGAAGCCCAGGGACGCGTTTCCAAACCTGTACACCGTTTTCAGATGTTGCATAGGCATTGATAAGCCTTCCTTTTCCGAGCGCTGGCCTGGAGCCTGGAGCGCTCGATTTAGGAAATTCTATTGGATAACTTGTCATGATTAAAAATAAAATACAGCGTCGGGCTGCTTGCCGCGCTCTGTTTCCTTCGTCGAAAGTATTTCTTGAATCGCGTTGTAGGCGTCAGCTTCTAAGATTTGACGGTCAGAACTAAGACCGTAATGAGAAGCCGCATGACTTGCGACAACTTTAGGGAGTATCAGATAGTATTCGTCCGGATAATCGTTTGCATGATAATTAGCCCAGAGTGAGCACACATTTCGTTTATCCAGAAAATCAATTGATGCAGTTAGGTAATCCCTGATAATTGCTTCGTCTTCTGCAGAGACAGATTGTCCGGCACCGACAACGCCCAAAATATTGAGCGCTGCCGTGATCATATCAAGGTTTGTTTTCATGATTAGGCGTTACCTTCGACTGCGCGGGTGGCTTCGCGTCCTCAACTTTAAAAAAACGATTATTTCGGAATTTTGAAAGGGCTTTCTCGTCAGTTATTTCCTTTGGTTCTTTGTCTAAAAAATTTACGCCAAAGGCTTTCACAAATGGAGAAGCCCCTTCAGGGGCTATATAGGTTACTTTTGCCATAAACCTTTACTCCACAATGTACTGAACAGTGAGCAACAGGTCGCCCGTCCCAGTTGGGGCAGTATCAGCTTGCAGATTAAGCACTGTTGATTTTTCTTTGAATTTATAGTGCTTACAAAGAACCTCTTTATCAGGATCCATCCCGGAACCTAAACATGTCGGGTCTGTATCGTCTCCCAAGCTGAACTTGCCGCCTGCTAGAGTTCCATTAAATTCAATAACAGCCCGGAGAATAACGGCACCTCTTGGGACAGCAACCATAGGGATTACATCCCCGGCACTCAAAGCTGTTTTGACTTTGAATTGTCCTAGAGCGGACTTCGTATCATTCCCCAAGCCGTGGCTAGGGGCGTCCGTAGCACGAACGCCTTTATTTGCATTAAATATCATGATTGTTCCTTTCTTGATTATTCAGCTGGAGCAGCGACGTAGCCCGTCAGCAAACCATGATCCAGATCGTTGTAACGGGTCTTTTTAATCCCCCGAAGCTCACGAACGGCAACACCGCGGATAAAGCCGTAATCACGTTCATCTGTCGTAAATTTAGGATCTTGACCGATCGCATACCCAATCGCCTGGGCACCGCAGAAGAAGTAAGGTTCAACGTCCACATTTGCAGCGCCTGCTTGTTCGATAAGGCAGCGGTCTGAGATCTCTGGCACTTCGCGGACAATAACATTATCAATGATTAAATCGTCAGGCTGGAATAATGGATTGTTTTTCCCTCTTTCCAGAGCGTGGCGTAAATCTTCCTTCAATTCAGGGTCATTCTTCAAGTGATAGAAAGAACGCGCCCCGACAAACATAACGTAACACTCAACAATGTTTCCGCCTTTGCCGGACATACCTTCTCTTGTCTCGACAGATGCAGGCCGCATAAGGGGTGTATCAGGGCTTTGAATACGGGAAGCATAACGGGCATTTTGTATTAGCTTTTTGGAGAGCTTATCATCTGTTGCATCTACATTCGCGAGAGAAGCACTGAAAGAGCTTGTCCAGTTTGCCATAGAAACCCCGAACAAAGACCTGTAGTGGTTTTGGGTTACCCATAAATCAAGCTGGGTGGTCGTTGCATCACTGTAATTGACTCCGTTCTTTGAGTTCATGGCGTCAATAATTTCATCCCGTGTCACTTCACCCATAAAGGCAACAAGACCAGCTTTCCCAGCGTCCAGAAGAGCAATCTCAGTCCTGAAAGTATCCGCATTTGATACAGCAACACCATCTCCAACCCAGTCAATAGAGATCTGGAAATTATAATTTGCCAGCCCTTTTTCGTTGCCCTCAATAGGCTGAGCGCCGCGCTTTGGTTCTCCTTGGAGCTTCGCGAAAAGCGGGATATTAATAGTGTCACCACGTTCATTCTTCAAATCATAGCGAACGTGAATGATTTTATTAGAATCGCGCCCCATAAAGGTTTTGAAACCGGAAGCACGTACATATTCGTCATATCGTTTTGCCGTCCAAACCTTCTTCTGGTTTGGGGTTGCGAGTTCAATAGTCGCCATAGTCTAATTTTCCTTATATTTATTCCCCGAAAGCGTAAGCAACCGCATTTTCAGGAGGTAAGGGTTTTGTAGGAGCTAATCCTGTTGCTTTAGCCAGAGAGGGCTTCGGCAATGGGGTAGCCTGCTGTTGTCGTTCTGGGATTGTGGGTTGATCTGTAGTTGTCCGGGCCTGGATTTTAGCCGCCTCTTGAAGTATGAAAGCGTCACGATCAGAAGCCTTCTCATAATCAGAAAAGAACGCCTCTTTCTTGTAGAGGTTGATCAACTCTTCGCCTGGTTCTTTTGCTGAAAACAGTTTGTGAGAAAGATCTTCCCGGCTATCAACAAATTGAACGGCCTTATAGAATTCTTCACCGTATTTTTCGCGTGCTTCTCTCATGGATTTATCGACACGGGCGATATTCAGAAGCTCTTCACCTTTGTCATGAGATTTATTAAGCCGCTCTTGTAAGTATGGGGATTGTTCAACAGCCTGTAGCGCGAATTGAACACCGATACTGTCCTGATTGACTGCTCTCTCGACAGCGTCAAGCGTTCGTTCTGTATTCATTATCTCAAGAGCACGTCTTGCCACGACTTCAGGGTTAACAAGTTCGAAGTCGCTTTCACTATCCTGCTTCTGAGCTTCTTCTTTTCTTTTTTGCCTTTCGTTCTTTATTGTGGCTAAAAGACCATTCTTTACCCGTTCAAAATCTGCTCTTGATACAGTTTCCTGCTCAAAGGGTTTTGCAGAGGGAGTTTCAAGTTCCCTTTCTCCAAGCTTCTCTTCTTTTTGCTCAGGTGCGTTTTCTGGCTCTTCTCCGGCTTCAGGCTGTTCAACCGTTTCTGTCTGTTCGGTGGCTTCTTTCCCCTGAAATTCCTCAAGAGAACCATAAAACTCTTCAACTTGTTCAACTGGCGTATCCGCTATCTGCTCAACACCATTTTCCACATTCCCGTCTAAAGACATTTTGACTTCTCCGTTTGTCAGTACGAAACGCCCGATTACGCGGCGACCGTTTGCAAATAACGGCTTGCGACCGAACTCATAAAAAAACCCCGCTTTGTGGCGGGGCTAAAGGCTGTTCTTGAATCGGTTGATTTAATGGAACCGCATCACCGTAAGGTTGCGGCGGCTCTGGCATTGGCGGCTCCATAGGTTGGTCTGGCTGCTCAATTGGCGGGAGAACAGGAGGCTGAGAGGCCGGAGCTGGCATTCCTAAGTTAGTTTGCATATGCATCAAATTTGCTTCTGCAATGACTTTTTGTGCCTGTGCTTCTTTTAAAAGAGCATTGGCGGCTTTTTCTCTTGCAGCCGCTTCTTTCTCTGCAATTTCTGCCATAGCTCCTCTCTGCTGAATTTCAACAGCAGTAGGGTCAGGTGGCTTTGTCACTGCATCTATAAAGGTTTTCTTATCCCTCATTGATGAATTCTTGATATATGCCGCGAATATTTCAGGTGTTTGGAAAGATGGATGCTGAAGTAACTTTCCAATTTCCTCAAATTGTTCTTGCTGAATATTTGCAGTATGTGGAACGCGTTCAACTTCAAGATCAACGCCCATTTCTGCAATTCTATTTTGCATAGCGGGTTGTCCTGTTTGCGGGCTTAAAACAGGCTGCCCCATAGGATCTAAAACTGGTTCATTCACATATATGAACTTAACGGACTCCATGTCGTCAGTAACACGAACATACATTGGGGCTGTCCAGAATTGACGCGCGCAAGCCCAGATTTGACGATAAACCCGAAGCATCCAGTCATTATGATCTGCAAACACAGTTGCCAGCGTTGCCATGCCGGCTTGCTGTTGTGCGAGAATGGCACGCCCGGATTGTGATTCCGTCTTACGCCCTTCCATAGCATTATTCGCGCCTATCTGATCCAGAAAGCTTTTAGCTTCTGCTAATAGTTCCACTTGCCCTTGTAATTGTGCCGTAGTGTCAATAATGCCAACGTCCTGTCCCCAAACAGCATGCTTTGCAATAACTACGTCACCATCTGGCTTATTTAGCTCTTTGCGCATTTTTTGAGGGTCAGACGAAGCAATCGCGCCTTCTTTTCGGAAAGTTTGGCGCGTATTGAGTAAGTGTAAGGCCTTTGAATGCCTATGATTAAGCTCATCCTGTGGGGAGCGCATGTCGCGCACGACACCATAGCGCTTATTATCATCATCAACATAACAGGAAGTCAGCAGAATAGGGCATGTTGGATTCCCTTCAGCATCTTGATATTCAGAAACATTTGACGATATTAACCCGGCCCCGGTAAATACAGAACGATACCAGCTACCAACCTCATTATGATAAAGCTCAACAATTAAACAACGTCTTCTTTTCCGGTCGCTCCATGTATGTAAGGGTCTATCCTCATAGGTAGAAGAACCAGAAGAGAGAGTTGTATCGTCAATGGTATCTGAGATGATCTCTTGTGCTTCCTCTCCATAAATTCTTATAGCTTCTGCTTCATCTAACCATTTAGCAATACCTAAATAGCGTGCGTCGGAAAAATCGCCTTCTCTCGAATAAGGGTCATAAACGATATTTTCAAACCTTATCCTACGGATTTGAATTTCTGGCCTGTTATCAATTCCAGGCTCTATTTCAACGATAGCCCCGCCCATACCACAGGTAAGCGTATCTCTTAAAACCTCAATCCTTTTTTGAGAGAACCTTGCCCGTTCTGTTGCATAGCGTAAAACATCTGTTGCGACATTAGAGGCATTTTCATCTTGTGGTGTTCTCGGAATTGCTTTTGGATCTGTTTTTGAATTCTCTTCAACACCGCAAATTGTAGATATTTTAACTTTAACGAGATTATATGTTAAAATAGGCTGTTTTCGCCTTTTAAACTCTGCAATCTCTGCACTTGTCCATTGCTTGCCGTGGTAATACCCTAGGTCAATCAGCGCTTCGTCACGGGCTTCCTGTGTCTCGTCACGCGCCTCTTCAAAGATCTTTTTTAAGCGAGCAAAATCTGTTTTTGCTTCTGGCTTATCGTCTTTTTCTACAATCGCCATGAATCGTCACTCTGTTCTTTCCATCTGCCAATATCCGGCGGGTCTTGTCTGTAGGATACACTACTTTCATAAGGCACCCACGGCCTTGAAGCGCAGGCATAACGGGCCTCATCTGCGGCGTGGTCTTCTGCATCTGTGTCAAGATCTTCAGGCTTCTTAAGATCATGCTGTAAAACGGGTACTGTGCGGATAAAATCTCGACACGTATTAAAGACGAACAACATTGGATTGCCGTCATCATCTCCTTTAAGACGAGATCTGAGCAAATCCCAACCAGCCATTGCACCACGTTGCGAGACACGCTTGTTATCGGCTGGGGAAAAATATACACCAATATCACTCATTCTCTCTGCGATAGACGGGCCACCGTCCTGAGCAAAG